GTCGCGCGAAACCCACGACAGTATGTCCTGACAGTACCTTTTGTTTTGCATTGTGTTATTTAATTTTTGCACGATTAATTCTAAATGCTAATGCCTTTCCAAAGATTTTTCTTAAATTACTATCAACAAAACTTTTTGAACTTTCCTCAAATGGAAATGTTTTTTTAATTCTTACAAACTCTTTTAAAAAATACAACAGTTGAAGTTTTCCTCTAGCTTTCTCTAAAAATATTTTCTTATCTTTAATAAATCCTTTAGGATTATTTAGAACTTGTCTTGGTCTTCTGTTTGCTCTTATTCCTTTAGCACCTAATCTTATATTGCTAGTTGGTATTGCAACTCTGCCACCTCTAGCTTTTTTAATTCCTCCAGTAGCTGACTTAGTAATTACATCAAACTGCCTACCATCAATTGTTTTTTGAAATACAGATGACTCCAGTTTATCTCTGGTAGCTTTTTTAAATTTGAATAATAGATTTGGAAATCTTCTATTCCTAACAGTAAATGCTTTTGGAAATATCTTTTTAACAATATGATTCTTTAATTGGAATGCTGTCTCATTTAAAGTTGATCTAGTTGCATTTGGAACTTGAGTCCTTGCAAATTTATTTAGATTTTTACTGAATGATTTTATGTTTGATTTTATATCTATTTTTACTGTCATGTATGCTATGTCTTAATTTATCTAATGTTTTGGTCAATACCTACACTTTAGAATTATTCTAAACTGCATTTGCCATTTATCAACAACTCTCCATTGAAAATAAACTTGACCAATTTGAAAATAAGATAAAATCAAAGTCACAAACTTTATAGAGTTTGTGACTTTGACTTTTTTAATCATAAGTATTTCCTTAACTTTTTAGATCCCTCTAGCCTAGCTAGATCATCAACGATTGCTAAAGTAATTTTATCTTTTGCATTCCTTCTAGTATAGATCTCATAAATTCCTTTACCTTCTTTATAACCATTCTCATATAACCTTGCATTGATGAAAGTATGTAAGATAGATCTATTAACAACTAACCAGTGATTTTTTAATTCAAAAACTATATAATCAGCCTTCCCTTTTAGCCACCCTGGGTAGCCCAGGATATTAGTTCCTTCAATCCAAGTGTATTCATCCTGAAAGCTAATATCTAATCTGCTAATTCTTTTTCTAGATTTGACATCAAACTTGAGCTCATGCTCCATTGAAATAATTGGTAATATACCTTTAACATCCCAGTGTTCAATCCTATCCTGGTGGACAGTAGCTTTAGTCCACTGTTTTAAATGTTGATTAGCAAATTGAGTTTCAACTACTGTAAAATCTTTATATTTCATTTCCATAAGCATCCCATCCTTTTGTTTTTTGTCTTGCAAATAATTCTATTCTTGGGAGATCTCCACAGAGCTCCACAATTCTATTTCTTATTTCATCAGGCTTTTTACTATGCCTCTCAATTCTTGAGACTATTAATTGATCAACTGATTTACCAATTCTTTTTGGATTGCCTTTAGTTGCTAATAAACACATCTCAGGATTAGCTCTTGTCCAGTAGCCTAATCCTTTAAAATATGTATCAGCTTTTTTATTTTGTTTAACCCAAGTGAAAGCAACTGTTTTATATTCAAAACCCCAGGCTTTGATAACTTCCAAAGATTTTTTAAGGAAAGGATCAGTAACCCACATAAAAAGTACACAGTGAATATCAGCAATACTGTTAATATTAAGATTGCATATATCAGTGAGTGACATGCAAGGATAATGCCTGGTAGCATTTCTGCCTTCACCAAGTTTAGAGTAGCTTTTAAAATACCATGGTGGATCTGCATAAATAATATTATACTTTTTATTTAGGTTTAGCATAGCCAAGAATTTGTTTGAATACTCCATCCTCATAAATCAAATGTATTTTTACATCATCACCTGATTTAGAATAGTTTGATTTAAGTCTTGTTAGCTCTCTGGTTCCATCTTCGTTTTTGTCCATGTACCATAAGGATCTTGTAGCACCTTGCCAGGCTGTAGAACCTGAGAATTTATGAGCACTCATTCCTGAAACTGATGGATGTCCTGAGATTAGAATTGATACTCCGAGCTCAGATGTAAGTTGACCTAAAACAGCTTTCATGAAGTAGTTTACATGAGCTCTTATGATCTCAGATCCACCAAATACATCTGATAATGTATCTAATATTAAATAACCTATCTGATTATTTTTGATAAAATTATAAAGCTGGTAAAAGAATTTGCCTTTTTTTGGCTCACCATTTTGATCAAAAGTAATTAATAAATTATCATGTCCAATCCTTGGAGTGATAAATAAATTAGAATTATTAGACATCATTGCAAATCCAAATTGAACTTGCTGTTGTCTCCTGGAGATCTCGTCTTTATCTTCCTCACAGAATACACATAATGTTTTAACAGCTTTAGTTTTAGATCCACAAAATGGCAATCCTTGGCTAATGTGATTAGCAAGAGATAATAAGAAAGTTGATTTTCCAATACCACCAATTCCATAAATATTAGCTATAGTTTTTTCCATGTGCCAATCCTTCCAGATCCAGGATCTTTCAGGTATCTCATGCATCATTAATTGATTAGCTGTAAATGTTTCAATATCTTCTGCTGATATTTGCTCTGCAAATTCTAGATCTAAAACACCTTCATTGAATCTTTTTAAAACATATTCACACTTGTTCTTGAGCTCAGTTTCACCTCTACCTTCTTGCTCCAAAGTCATTCCTGGTCTTGCCTGAGCTTTTTCAAAGTATTCTTTTTTAGAGAATGCAAATAAAGTTTCAAAAGATAAGTTGTTGTCTTTTTTTAGTTTTGCAAAATTTTTATAAACTATCTTTTGCATAAGAGCCTCTCTACCATCTTGAACTTTACCAATAATTTCATTGGTATTTAGATCAGATGTATTCTTAATCATTGGAGTGACATTGCCTTTAATCCTTCCATGAATTAGATCTAATAAATTCTTTGATGGCATGGATGGTTTTTTACCTGGATCAATAAAATTATAATCCCTGGTTGGATAGGCAACTACAAATCCTCCTCTGCCTCTAATATCTATTCCTGGAGCTAGATTAGTTGTGTTTTTAATTTCTATGTCCTCAGGTTTTCTAAAATAAAAGTGAGTTCCACCTCTTGGAGTTTTAGCTTGTAAAGTTTCATCAAAGTTATCTGGGATTAGATTTTTTAATTGTTTTAAACTTTCATAACCATTGATATTTTTTATTTGATCATAATCAATATCCACCACAAAAACATCATCAGTCCTAATTCCAATCTGATTAGCTTTACCAGATTTAAAATATTCAAAGATTTCTTCTGAGTCTTGTTCTTCAATGTTAGTCCAATCTTTTAATATTGGTCTTTTATTGTTGCATGGAATAACAATAAAATTTTTGGCAATGTAGCTTTCAATTGCATTTTTAAAGTTGTTAAGTTCTGTATCGTCTAGAGTTTGATTTCTGATTCCTATATTCATTATCTGCTTTCTCCAATTTTGATTTTATTGATTTTAAAGAGACCTTATGTTTTTGCATCAGTGGAATATCATCCACTTTATGCATTAAAGTCTCTAGCTCTGTCCTGGTCACTTCCAGAACTATGTAATATTTATGATTTTTTTCTAAGCTCATATTCATAATTAGCCCAGCGATTTTTAGATCGCTGAGCTATGGTTATTGTTAATTAAAAAGGAATATCTGAGCTCTGAGACTGAGAGGCATTTTGTTCAGTTCCCAAAACTTCAAAACCCTCAGGTCTAGTCATTTCTTTTAAAAAGACAAAATTAGGAATAGATAAATTCCTTGTTTTATCTCTTTCAGAAACTTCCAATTTGATACCTTCGTATTTAAAAAGAAATACAGTATCTGATTGATTAGATCTGTTTTCTAACCACTGAGCTACAATCCTTTGAGCAGATTTGTATGTAGCCACACCATCAAAATTAAATAATCTAGTACCTAAAATTGAATTAAAGCATGGTATTTCTGCAAATCGTCTCCATGGTTTCATCTCACCATTAGCATCCATCATGGCTGATGGCTGTGGTGCTGGAGTACAAGCTCCATTAACCCAGGCATCCATCTTTTTTTCTGGTGGTGTGTTATCACCTTTAAACCACTGAAAGCCAGATCTGATATTATTAAGATCAAAAGCAATCTTAGTATCTAGATCAAATTTGAACTCAACTTTTTTATTTTCTTTATCATTACCCATGAAGGCATCTTTGGTTACTTTGTAACCGATATATGGAGTAATTTTTTTCTCCACATTTATATTTGAACTATAATTTGGTAGTCCACTCATAACATCAACTCCTTGTTGTTATATTTGTTTTGTCATTTTTAAAAAGTGTGCAAAATCCCTAAGTAAATGACTCAACTTAAAGTTTGCATTGTAACCACTTGATTACAATTCTGTTAATTTTAATTCTTTAATGTCTTTTTGGTCACTGTCCATTGTCCAGGCGAATATCTTGTTATTAAGATCTTTAGCTTTTTTAACAATTTCAATAGTTGGTTTTTCATTTGAAAGTACAAGTCTATTGAGTTCATTGCTTTGCTGTAGGATCTTTTGTTTCCATGTTGCCAGTTAAATTACCTCCTTCTATTTCATAAGTGATCCTGTAAAGTTTTTTGCTATCTAAATCTTCAATTAAATACACAAATGGATCATTTTGAAATTTTGTTTTAACAAGCTCTTTTGCCTCCTGGTCATCATGAGCCTCAACTTTAATTTCTCTGTAGCTTTGCATCTCAGCAAAATTCATTTTAAATATATATTTCTTTTTAGATCCCACCATAAGCCTCAGTTCCAAAATATTTTCTGTATTGATTTTTAACTTCTGACTCTAACTTTTCAGATCTATCCCATTTTTTAGAAGGATAAATTAATTTATAATAATCATCTAAGTTATCAAAAGTCTTACACACATTTTCTATAATCTTGATGGTATGAACTGCTGTCTCAAGACCATAGTAAATATCTTCTCTAGTCATTTCCTGGATGTCATATTTTGTTTTTGATGCTTTAACAAAAATCATTTTCTTACCAGTAAATTTATAATAGATGCCACCTTGGATTCTATTATCCATTTCAATTTGTCTAATCTGACTAGTAGCTTTCCAATCAATCACCATGTCTTTAGTTTCCATATCAGTAAAACCAAGTAATGGTGTTGAAGTATCTTTTAATGTTGCTGTATGTCTAGTTTGTAATTTGAATGGTTTATCTTTTGCCAGCTCCTGGTAAGCACTAAATAAATTTCTAATTATTCCTGGAGCTTTACCTTTACCAATCATTTTTTCTAATTCTTTTTGTCTTTCATCCTCAGTACAATTTTGAAAAACTGTATTAGCTACAAATTCTTGTTCTGTAATTTCATCAACTTGATCTGGAGTTATTTTTTTTTCTAATAACATTCCTAAAACTTTTTCTGAAACTTTACCTCTTTCCAGGTTAAGATTAGATTCATCTTTAAAACCCTGGAACATTTTTTTACATTGTCCAACTGGATCATTTCTAAATCCATTAATGCTTGATGGTGATAAATATTTTCTACCAAATTTTTCTAGTGGTGTTTTCATTTTTCGCTTTCTATTTGTATGAATGATTTTTCTTTTTCGCAGTAGTCAATAATCTTATTTAGATCTTTAATAGGATTATTTTTATTTTTATAACGAACCAAATATCTTACTAAATTTGATTGGAATGAATTTAGTTTATTTAATTTAATAAATAACAATGGCTCAATTAAAAAATCTTTATAATGATCTCCATCAACTTGTTTTGGATCTTTACATTCTTTTAAAACTTTAATTATTTTTTTTAAATTTTTTACATTAATCATTTAGTACCTTTATTAATTTTTGGAGAGTTTCATATTTTGGTGAAACTTTATTTTTTTTGATTCTGTAATAAGTTGATTGGTGGACATTTGATGAATAGCAGAGACTGTCCACACTTAGTTTTTTTTGTTTTCTAAGCGATTCGATTTGCTCAAATTGTTCTTTTAGGCTCATATTTGCCAGTTGCATAAATGCCATGTTTTATTAACTAAGCATTTTAAGGGTTTTTACAAGCCTAAATTACTTGCATGCATGCGAGTATTTGATAATCTCTCATCATGTCAATTTTAAAAAATATAGGAGGAACAATGGCATATAATTATTATGGAGTAAAAGTAAGAACTAAACATGCTCAACAATGGGATGGTCACAAATTCCAAGTTAAACTTAATGGAATTAAATTTCCAAAAGAAAAAGGAGCTTGGTATCATCCTTTAATTTCAGATAAAAATGAGGCTAAGTTTAAAGCTATCAGATGGGCTTTAGCTGAATTTGATGGAAAATTTTTATCTCCTGGTGGAGTTGTTTATAATTCTAAAAATGAATATGAGAAAAGGATTTCATCACAATGAATATATTTTCAAAATTATTTTTTAAGTTGGAAAAAATTATGAGCGATCTTTTTGGGATCGCTCTAATTTTATTGATAGGAATTTTACTTGGTAAATTTTCTATTGCAGTTTTATCAATGTTATTAGCTTAGGAGGGTTAATGAGAAAAAAAAGAGGAACCTGTGGAGTTTGTACTTATCGTTTTACTTTGACTAAAAATAATTGTTTGAGAAAACATGGTCATAATAATGAGCCAGCTAATTTAGGTTGTGGAAAAAGAATTAGTGGCTTTTGTAAAGGCAGTGGATATTTACCTACTGAAATTTCCAATGAGTCTTTATTAGTTGCCAGAAATATAAGTAGAAAAAGATATTTAATTTGCAGAGACAAATATGGAGTTAATGATTTTTTTACTACTATTTATTTTGATCATATTATTAAAGACTCTATCAAAATAAAAAATTGGAAACCAAAAGAGGGAGAGGCTAATGTTAGAAATAACTAGAATTGCTAAAGACAATTTAAAGAAAACTTATTTTGTTAATGGCTTGGGTAGTTATCTTGTTTGCAAATATAATGATGATGACTTTTATGTAATTTATAAAAAAACAACTAAAAATTATCTAACCAATTTAACATTTAAAACTTTAGATGATGCTTTACAAAATTTGCATGACAGGATGATTGATCATTCTGTTTATTCAGATTTGTGTAAAGATAAGCATGGTACTAGATCTGCTTGTACTTCAGATGATGTTGAGATCTTCAGATATGGAACTGAGGAAAAAATCAAAAAACTAATGGAGGCTGTTTAATGGCTGATTATCAAATTAACAAAAGATTGGATGAGGCTAAGACTGGTAACTACTTAATTAAAGTTACCAACATTGGTCAGTGGAGGCAGTCTAAATTTTGTTCTTATGAATATTATGTGACTGTTAAATACCTAATCACAGATGTAAACAATCCTAATAGAACCACTGGAGTTATGGCTCCAGGGTTCGGAGCTAAACCTATTGAGCTCAATAAGAATAGGGAGGATAGTTTTATGTTCTTTGATTTTCAAAATTTTGATGATGAGTTGTTTAACAAATTGTCAATGCGTATGAAGTGGATAAATGAAGAAGGCTATTACTTAAAAGAAGGGAGAAAAAATGGCAGTAATTGATGATGCTGTAAAACATGTGATTGATTCCAATAAGGCTAAAGCCAAAAGGGATCAAGTTAAGATGGAGAATGAGATCAAGGATTTTGTTGATAAATGCAATGTCTTTGATCTTCAAAAAATATATTCATTTGTAAAATCAATTAGGAGGAAATCATGACTTTTACTTTTGAAAATGAGATGAAAAAGCTAACTAACAAATTGGAGGAATCAGTGGCTGACAAACAAAAGATCTATGTTCTTAGATATAATGAATATTCCTTAGATGGAATGTTTGTTACTGCCTGGAAAAAAGTTTCAATTAGATCTGATAATTTAGACCAGGCAAAAGAAATTGGTAATGACCATTTCAAAGATAATAAAAACATTAAATTCAGAGAATGCATTTGCACTAGCAATGATGTTGGGTTTAATGAGTTTTATGGTGATGTGCCAGTTATAAATGTAAATCAAAATGGAGTGAATAAATGAAAAAAATACTTTTGATTTTATCTTTATTGGTCTTAGCAAATTGCTCATCATATAATCCTTTATATGATCCTAAGTCTTCCATTAATGGAGGTAAGTTCTTTTATGATGATCTTGAGGATTGTGAGACTTTGATTAAAAGACTTGAAGGCTTTTTTGAGGCTGATATAAGATACAAGAGAATTGATAAGTGCATGGAGCACAGAGACTATTCAATTCTTTAAGTTCCCTTCCTATATTCCTGGAGCCTTTAGTGGGCTCCAGGTTAGATTTAATCCTTCATATAACAATTATAACAAAGTCTAGTTTTCTTAGATAAGTCATTAGCTTTAGCTACCAAAACATAACTATCACTATTGGATAGTTCCTTATTACACTTCTGACAAGATCCGACTATAAAAGAGCTTGGTGGCTTTTTGCTTTTTCTTTTTGGTTTCATTTGAAAATATTACCTTTCCATTTTCATCAACATAAATAATTCTTACTCCTAATTTATTTTGTATAGATTTTGATGGTCTATAAATCAACTGACCTTTTTTGCATCTGCTTTTTACTTTAGTTTTACTTACCCATGAGCTCTTTCTCCTGGAGCCGAACTTCACATCATAAAAAGAGATCTCACCAGTTCTTTTATTTAAAACTAAAATATCAATAAAGCCTAATCCCATTAATGGAGTGAATACCATGTTATCTTTATCTTTAACAAAGTGAGCTATAGCTGTGAGCTCTGACAACATTCCTTTTTGTTTTGGGCTAGTGTTCTTCATAAATTTTTTCTGGATCTTCATTACTTCTATGTACTTCTGCTAATAAACAATAATTACAAACTTCTTTTTCTGGAGTTCTTGGATCTTTTTTACAAGATACACAATAAACAACTGTTGCTTTTTTAAGAACCACAATATCATATTCATCACTCATTATGGACTCTCATAAAGCATTTTGGAAAATTTTTTTTCATCTTTGAGTTTCTTTTTTAAATTTGTATTTTGTTTTTTATATTCTTCTATTTCTATTTCTTTTTGATCAATTATATTTTTATATCCTTGGATAGCTTGCTCATGTTTTTTCTTGAGCTCTTGTATTTCTTTTTGTAATTTTTCTATGCTCATTATTTAGCTTTAATTATTTTTTTAATAGATTCTGATCCATCAATATTAGTTTCTATTTCAGCCTCAACTTGTCCACACATAAATTGTTTATTATTCATTTCCATATTTCTCTCAGCCTGTCTTTTCATTTTTAAACATGTGCTAAGACTGTCTTGGATTCTGTGCTCAACTAATGAGCCATTAATAAAAAGACATAATGCAAAAACTATCTTTATCATTTTTAGTGAGCTCCATTACCATTACTAAATTTAATATCTCTTGTTGCATCTTTTAATTTTTCTACATCTTTTTTTAATTTTTCAATTTCTTTTTCAAATTGTTCTAGCATGACACCTGTATGAATATTTTGATCTAAAAGTTTTTGATGTTTTTCTAATTGACCTGACATGTATTCAATTAACATAAATTGCTCCTGGTCAATTGGCTTTTGAGCTGATGCCTCCAGGAGATCTTGCTGTTGAAGTTTATCTGCTGTCTCCAGGTTATTTAATCTTTCAACAATATTAAAATAAGCGAATAGTCCTGTGCAGATTATAAAGATTAATCCTAAAAGATTTCTGATTGGTAAACTTAAAGTTGTTGAATCTGATACTTTCATTTGCTTGCTATCTTACCTTTATTTGTACCCTTCTTAATTACATATTTCTGAGTACCATGAGCTCCTGTCTCAACTTCTTTCCTTAAATATCTAAAGATATTCATCTCTTTAAATTTTCTTTCAACTTTTTTAGCAAAGTTTTCTAATATCTTGGTATCTCTCATTTTCTCTTACCCTTCTTTTTGATTTTAGGCTTAGATCTAAAGCAATCATCTAGCCAATCAAAGCACCAATCTACTCCAGCAAAAAAATTATAAAGAAATTTGTCTAACATAAAATCACTGTTAGCAGATTATTTCTTTTGGTCTAGCTACCTTCCTTGACCTCTATATGCTTTCCTGGAAAATTTTTTATTAGGGTTTTTTGAGTGTCTTCCTGGTCTTTTTCTTGGAGACTCTTTAACATAATTGGCAACTCCAAATAATGGTTTTTTCTTAGCCATTATTTATTACCTTTAAACTTTTTAACTGTATTTACACCAAAACTAGCACCTACAATTGTTAGAATTATTATCCAAAAGTAATCACTAGCATATTCTAAAATCTCCCAGCCTCTAAGCATAGACTCCTGAAATGCTGGAACAAAGTGTGCTAAAAAAATTAAGCTGAATACCACAACTAACCATTCATCCTTGTATGAGCTCTCTTGCTGTCTTATTTGCTCAACAGATACAGTTTTGACTGCCTCTATCTCTTTTGCTTTTATAATCTTATCTTTTTCTATTTTATTTTTAATTCCACCTACAACTTTTTGAGTAATTAATTGTGTTAATGGATTGTTTATTAATTTTAATAAATGGATCATTCTACTACCTTGCCATCTTTCCATTTCATTTCTGGTAAACCATTGGAATATTTTTTACCATCATAAGTTAAAACTTGCTTTCTGTTAGATCCTTTTTCATTGTAGCTAACATGAACCCAGCCTTTAGATCCATCATCTGGAGAATAATACTCCAGGATTAATTGATCAAAATCAACATTGTTTTGTAGCCAGTAAGCTATTTGAATGTTTGGAACTCCAGGTATTTCAAAATCAACAGCTTGTCCTTTAGCATGTTGAGATGTTTTTTTAGATCCAATAGCCTCGCATAATTCCTCAGATCTATAGCCTGATGTTATTAAAACAGGTTTATCAAAATGAGCTCTTACTGGCTCAAGGATCTCATAACATAGATCCTCTAGGTTTTTAATGTCACCAGCTCCAGGCTCGTTTTTTATACCTCGCCTGGTCGCTGTCATTGACTTGGTAAATTCCTCAAGTTTAAAATTCCGACTAAGTTGCATGATTAAAATTTATTTAGATTTGTTATTTGGTCAAGTTATGCATTCCATTTAAAAAAGCCTACAATGGCAGTTATCAATCCACCAATAAAAAATAATAAACCAACAGCTCCCTTGCTTTTGTTTACATCAGCTTTTAATTCTTTAATATCTTTCCTCATCTCATCCATGGTTTTAAATAAAGTTTTCATTCTTTCAGCACAAACTTTTTCATGTGAGGATAATCTAAAACCCACCATCTCTGATGGATCTATTGTTCTTGATCTGGTTCTTTTTTTAACTGTCTTTTTCATTGATCATTACTTCGTTACAAAAATAAGTTACATATAATTTTTCATTATTTATTTGTTCCTCTTTTAGCTTAGCAAAATTAATGGTCAACTGTGATCCAGCTACTACGCACTCTGTCCAGGTGTCGTAAGCTGGCTTGATTGTCATTGTGTTATTACAAAATCCAGTGATGGCTGAGCAAATACTAAAAGCCAAAATGAATTTCATTTTATGGCTCTGTTGGAAATTGAATATTTCTTACATCCTCAGCAGTCATGCTTTCAGTAACTGTTCCTGGGAGATCTCTTAAACTTTGTCTATAAGTTTTAAATCCAGCAGATAAAGTTCCACCAGTCTCTTTTGCTTTAATTACTTTCCAATCATCTTTAGCAAGTAGCCTGTCTCTTTTTTGTCTAAGCTCAGCTACAGCTCTGTCTTTAGCACCATTGTTCCAAGCAATTTCATCTTGTTGTCTTTGTGCGATTTCCTCTGGTGTTAGAGGTACTTGTATTCCATTTACTAATTTGTGCATAATGTTCTCCTTATAAATTAATTTACTCCGAATAGCAATATCTGACCAGCATCTATATTACCACTAGCAAACTTGAACTGAAATCTAGTTAGTGCTGATGTAGTATTGAAATATCCAGCATGAAAACTTTCTAATGAATAGTAATTTGGAGAACCACCATTCATTATTTGAGTATTTGCAATAAAATGTTTTACAAAGGTTGTTGAAGATGGATTGTAGATATGCAGATAACCAGATAAACTTGAATCACTTTGATCAGCTGTTACACCATAATTTGTTAAATCATTAAATGATGTACCTTGTGCTTGATCTGCATCTGTTCTGTATTCTAAAGCAGTATAACTATCTCCCTCATGATGATATGTATTAAATGCTGTTGATGTGATAGTTTGATTGTAATTAGTGTTTGTTCCTGTGTCTGCTTGAAATTGAAATTTTTGTCCTGAACTTGGGTGCATATTCACAAAATAAAAAACATATTCCTTATAGGTACTATCAATACCAGATGTGAAATCTATACTAGCACTAGCACTAGCTGTGGCAGTTGAGATATGAGTTAAGCTACCCAATGAACTTATAGAACCAAATTCAGTTACATCTTTTACTGCTCTGTTGTTTAGTTTTATTAAAGCCATTATTCTCCTATTCCATATAGTTTTATTGTGCCAGAATCTATGTTGCCAGATGACATGATGAATTTTATGGCATTGACACTTGAAACAGTATTTCCATAACCTGCAATAAAATCATTTGCTGTAACTGGACTACTAAACATTCTATTTCCTGTTGCTATAAAATGCTTCACAAATGTAGTTGATGATGGATTAAATAAATGTAAAGTACCTGAGCAAGAAGCATCTGCATCATTACCTATTCTATCAGCTAAAGATTGGAATGCTGTACTTTGTGCTAAATCTTCGTTTGGTTGATAATTAAGATCACGAGATGAATCATCTTCAAAATTAAATGATCTAAAAAATGTTGTAGTTTTAGTAACATTGTAATTAGAACCACCATCTGTACTTAAATTAAATTGAAAATCTACTGAATCTGTTGCTGGGTGCATATTAATAAACTCAAATTGATAAATAGGATAGGTGCTATCTATTCCACTTGTAAATTCTATTGAGGCACTACCACTTGCAGTTTGAGAAGATATTAAAGTCATCTTACCTTGTGCTAGTTGTCCAGCAGAAGTTATGTCAGATATGGAATTGTTATTGTGCTTAACTAAACTCATTATGATACTCCATACATTTTGATTATACCATCATCTATGTTGCCAGATTCAGCTTTGAACTGAATAGAATTTAT